GCCGCGCCGCCGCCATTTTGAAGTAGGCTACCAAAACTTGTTGCATTTCCTGTGGATGCAATAGTTACATATTGAAGAGAACTAGTAGAACCCGTACAAACAGCTCTTGTAGAAGAAGCGCAAGAACCAAGAGAGCTACCTGTTGCCAACAAATCACCAAAATCTGTTGCATTCCCAAGTGTGGAAATTGAAACATACTGAATTACGTTTATAGAAGATCCGGTATTGCCTCCAACAAACAACCCACGAATTGCCGCTGGTGTCACGCTCCCACTTGCCGCGCTGTACGCGCTTGGGCCATAGGTGTTTGTTGCCCACACAGCAAATGTGTAAGCCGTGCCGTTGGTTAAACCTGTGACGCTGATTGGCGAGGAAGCCGCAGAACCAATGATCCCTTCGGGCGATGAAATAGCTGAATACGATGAAATAGCCGAACCACCCACATTGGCGGGGGCAGTAAAAGCCACAGACGCAGAAGCATCACCAGCCGTAGCCGTCCCAATGGTTGGCGCATTAGGGTTTCTAAGCGGATCAAAAAAGGCTGAGATAAACCCAGCAGGAGGACGTAGTGGCATGATGCCCCCCTATTACGGTGTAATGGTTTCGTAGCTTACTGTGAAAGTCAACTTATTTGCTGTACCGCTGGTAGCCCACAATGTGCTTGGCTCACCAGACACGCTGGTATCGAGCAAATAAAGCATCGTAGTCTTATCAAGCAAAATCAGAGTAGCATCGGCTGGCACAGAGATTGTGGAGCCAAGAGCACGGTAAGTTGTACCATCAGCCAAACGCAACTCAACAGTTGCGTCATACGCCGCAGAACCGTCAATGTTGGCAACCATGATCTGGTTGATCTTTTGGGCAGAACCAGAAGCTGGCGCTGTCACCAAAGCGTTACGTGAAGCATCCGCGGGGGTGATTGAAACTGTGTGGGGTGTTGCTGTTGTGCAAGCGAGAATATTTGGTGCGGCCATGATTGCTCCTTAGATACTAAATAACATTGCGATTGATGTGACCTGTGCTCTGGTTAAACCAGCAGCCCCGAAAGATAAAACGCCCGAGCCGTTAGTTACAAGGGCTTGACCGTTTGAGCCATCCGTACTGGGAAGAGTGAACGTTAGATTGGTTGCTACTGTAGCAGGTGCTTGAAGCGCCACATAATTAGAAGAGTCTGAGTCGGCTAAACGCAAGTCACCTTGTGCGCCAATTTGTACGTTGCTGCCGTCAAATGTAAAGTTAGCAGAACCGCCCAAATTGCCAGCGTTGTTGTACTGGATTTGAGTGTTTGAACCCCCGGCTGAAGCGCCAATACGAACGTAGTCTGTACCGTTAAACGCAACTAACGCCTTGTCCCCAACGCCAACCGTAACACCTGTTTCCCCAGCAGCTTTGATTGTGACTGAGCCACCTGTAGCTGCGTTAATAAGCACGTATGTCTTACTGTAGCTAGCGCCGCTAGGAGCCGTGATAATTTTGGTTGTGGTCAGTGTGCCCGCAACTTTAATAATTGCGTACTGTGCGGTGGTAGAACCAATGTTTGTAGCAGAGGCATCGCCCACAGTGTTTGTAAGCGTAACCGCCCCATCACCCGTGAGCGTCAATGTACCGGCAATAGCAATATCCGTGTATTCGGTAATACCGTTATTAACAGTGTTACCCCACGTACCAGATAGCGTGCCCTGCGTTGGGGTTACTAAACTTAGATTACTTGTTTCTGCTGCCATTTAAATGCTCCTATGTAGCAATCTCTGTCCATTCGGGGTTTTGTGTAGTTGACACATCAACCCAATTTGGTGTCTGGGAATCATTAATCACAGTCCACCCCCTAATAAAAACTGTTCCAACTGCTCCAGTACCCTGCACGCCAGTCACCAAAATGGTTTCTGATACTTTAACTGAAACAGTACCAACTTGTCCAGTTGCAGTGACCCCTGCAACACGTTTTATTACTCTGGCTATTGCAGTGCCTACTGCACCTGTACCAACCACACCTGTGGGTGATGCGCCGCCGTTATAAATCAACGTTACTGTGCCAAGCTGACCTGTACCCGCAACACCTGTTGGAACCAGCGTTTTGTCCAATCTGAACGTAACGCTACCAACGGCTCCTGTACCAACCACGCCCGTAGGAGTGAATTGAACTTCGGGGGCTACAGTGCCAACTGCCCCTGTACCTGCAACTCCTGTTACAGAGATTGCTTTACCAACTCTTATCTGCGGAGTACCAATCGCGCCCGTACCCTGCACACCAATCGGGATAACAAAGTCATTGACGTTAACAATGAAGTTGCCTATCTCCCCAACACCCTGTACGCCCGTAGGCATGTACGCGACTCTTGGAGTGACAGCCCCTACTGAACCTGCCGCTGCTACACCGGTAAGGGTGAATCTAACCGCCGGTACAACACTTCCTACTGCACCCGTACCCGCTACGCCCGTTGGAATGAACGTAACAGATATTGATATACCAACCGAACCAACAGCGCCTGTGCCTTGGACTGATATGCTGTTTTGTCCCCAAGGGCCATCACCCCAAGTAGACGCACCCCAGCCGCTCATTGGGAAGACTACACCGTCTCCACCCCAAGCGTTATACCCCCAAGGACGTTCGCCCCATCCGGTTGCCACATTAACTCACTTACGCAATACGAATGATTGCCGTTGCCGCCGCCGCTACTGGAAACTGAATTGTGAAGTCACCAGAACTTACAGACTGATCGCCACCAAAGCTCAGCACAGCACAGGCTGCGCCAGAAGCTGATGAGTTGTAAATTAAAGCGCCGCAAGTTGTAAAAGTAGCCGATGTCCAGCTTGTATCAGCAAAATCACAAATAGCCGTTGTGCCGTCAGCAACAGGAGTCACAGAAGACAGAGTATTGCCGGGCTGTGTGTAGCCCGTCGCCGTAGCCAACTCGTCTGTACCCATTTGGGAGTAGTTAGTTGTGGCCGCGCCAAACGTGCCAGAGCCAGCGGCTGTAGCTTTAAACAACGCGATTTTAAATGTGTTGCCGGTACTTGCCGTAAAGTTGTGGACAGCTTTTAGGATTTCGACCTTGAAGCTGGTGGGCATTGCCGTGGTAATAGTAATAGCCATGTTATATCTCCAATAGAGTTACAAGTTCAGGATGCCCCGCTTCACGGAGACGGTTAGCTAGAGTCGTGTTGTTCGACTCAATTGCGCGTTTCATGTAGAACACCAACACACCACGGATGTGTTCACGGAAAGCTTGCGCTTGGTCGCGAATGGCCGGATGGGATTGATCCCCAACATAAATAATTTTGTTCAAAGCTTGCTCAGCAAGTTCTTCGGGATTGAACCCACGATGGCTCACTGCGTGAACCAGCACGTCACCAATATCTCCGGATGATGTTGCTGCGAACATTAGGTAATCCTTATGATTGCGTTAGTGCTATTGGCAACTGGAAACTGCACAGTAAACGAAGCAACAGACGTTTTATCTGAACCAAAGTCTAATACACAAACAGTTGGATTAGAGCCACCTGATTGATAAATTAAAGCGCCGCGTGCAGTAAGTGGGCCATACCAAGTAACATTAGAAAACGAGATATAACTAACGTTGTTAGCAGATATTGGTACAACAGAAACTGGAAGCGCAATACCACCTGCGGTGTAACCTGTAGCTACAACTTCACCTGTTATGCCAGCGGTATAAACAGCGGTATCTGGGCCTAATGTTGCTGCACCTGTGTACAGCGCCATCTTAAATGAGCCAGACGTAAAGTTGTAGACACCGTTCATTAACCCGGTGGCAAACGCATTAGTAGCGCCTTGTTCAAGAGCCATCAGGTCACCGCCTGTCTATATTGACCAGAACGATAAGCATCCTGACGCTCCATACCATCGCCCAGACGTTTAGCCAACGCAAGTGCTTCTTGGTATTTGCCGTTGTATAACGCCATCATGTCGGTCTCACCCTTCATGTAGGTGTAAGCCTCAACCAACGCGCCATACAAAAGCACTGAGTCAAAGTTATCACCAAGCCATGTAGTTGTCGCAGTTACGATAGACTCTGGGTAGTAGTAATAGTGCAACTCAACGGGATAGCTACCATCTGGTGTAGGGCCGAGGATAAACGTTAGCTCTGCATCATTAGTAGACTGAGGGCCAAACAACGCATAGTACTTTGGAGCGCCAGTATCACTAGCTCTTGGGTATGCTTGACGAATAAAGTTCACGTCTTTGTTTAGCAAATACTCGTAATCACCTGTAGCTAACGTACCGTCTACCACAGCCATTGAGTACACCGCCAAGAAGTCCGACGGGCAAGCTAAGTACTTATTGCTGGCGGTTGTTACTCCTGTCACGTTCTTGCGAAGTGATGGAAACTGAACGGTATTGTAAATACGCTGCTCAGCTTGCTGAACGAACACGGGGATATTAGCCACGAAATCTGCTTCCGTGTTCTCCGTGTACGCTTGAATAGCAGTGCTGAGTGCGGCGTAATTCATGCCATCGGGCCTCGAGACATCAGACCTTTAGTAGCCGCACCTGTACCGCGCATCTTGATGCCGCTGGTCTTAGTTGGCTTATAGCCTTGGCTACGAGAGTTAGCCACGTTAGTGGGCGTCTCCCGTAGGTATTTAGCGTTGTCTTCTACACCGGCTTCTTGGATAGGAGCAGGTTTAGGCTGACGGTAAATTTTTGTAGCCATGATTAGCCTCCACGACCAACAGAACGCTGGTTCATCACTTTAGCCATGTTGCGACCATACTTAAGCATGTCGCTGTTTGTCTTACCACCAGCACGAAGTTTGGTTGGGGTCTTGCCGGGGTGCATGTTTTTCTCATGCTTGCCAACAGCAGACTTAATCATCTTCTTGTCTTGGGCTAAATCTTTCTTGTCCATGTTCGACTCCTTATGTCGTTGTAACCGTAACTGTACCAATTTCCACGTTTAAAACCAAGTAGTTTGGTGTTAAACCATCATCAGGGCCGCGTGCCCCACCAACGGGGTTCCATCCCCACTGAAAAACTCGACTGCCCTGCTCTGGAAACCCATTAGCATCTACTGCGGTGCTATTGGTATTTGTAAGCTGTAACCCACTCAAACCAGACTGATAATAACTCCGATCAGGGCGAGGATTCCTCAAGCCTTGTGGATCATCAACCGGGTACATACCCAACTGCAACTGTGGCTGATCGGGATCCCAGCACTCAGGGCAAACCAACAAGTCGTAGTTTTTCGTCTTGATGATTTCTTTACGCAATACTTTTAACTTGAACCGTTGATCGCAACGGTCGCACTGCGCAATCGCCCATTTGCCAGAAGCAAACCGATTACTCATCAGGTGCCCCCAATATACTGCTGACGAGGTACAAACCGCACAGCGGCCTTCTCTCGGTCTTCCGTAGCCGCCAACTCCCATGCTTCGTCGTATTGTTGCTTTAGTACAGGTAGGCGCTCAGCGCCACCGGCGATCTTTAACGCCAAGTAATACGACAGGCCAGCGGCCAAACATGGAATAAATCTAAACGGAATGTCCATCACGTTCACACCACCACCCGCATCCTGCGTGCGGCGTAGACGCCAGTAAACAAACGTGTACTGCTGGGCTGAATCTGGAGTCGGCCAAACCGTAACAGCCGGAACTTGAGCCCAATACACAATAGCTGCTGCGGTATGGGCTACGGCAATGGTTTCTTGCTGGCCACGGAAGCAGTTGTAAAGCGTGCCGGTCTTGGCGTTTGTGTTCTGTGTGATGTAGCCGTAGTTGATGATCTCGTCATCAATCTTAATAAAGCCAGTAGAAGGCAGGCCCGTCACGTCATTTAACACAATCTCAGTGCTCGTAGACGTAATAGTCGTTGTAAGTGTGGCTGCAATCGGGGAGTTCTGCCCGTTAAAGCGCTGAATCCAGACCTGAATTGGTCTAGCTTGTTGAATCTTGTTGGGGATCGTAGCGTAGGTAGAAACACTAATACGCGTGATTGTTAAGTCAGCCTGATTGTTTTGGATATTGGCTTGTGTACGGATCACGTGCTCAATTAAATCCACTGTGTCGTCCGGTAAAGCGTACGTGTTTTGGCCCTGTACCAGAGTGATCTCACCCTGCTCAATTGTCCACATATTGATGCCGCGATTGGCCCAATCTGCAAACATAATGTTTAGACTGCGGCGTGCAGTACGCAGGTCATAGCCAGTACGCAACTCGCCACCGGCGCGTTCAAACGCCTCCTCGACCAATTCATCGAGTTGGAGATTGAAGCTGGATGCGCCAGAAGTAATTGCCATTATCTAAACCCTGCTGTTTTCTTTGCGATCTTTTTTGGTTGGGCTACGAATTGTTTACCGGCCTTTTTGCCCT